GAAGCAAAGAGTTTGAATTTTAATGTTGAGAATGCAGAACATTTGAGGTTATTTAAGGAATGCAGGAAAGTAAGGGAAGGTAAGAAAGTTATGTTTGAAAAGTTGAGAGATGAGATGTTTGATTTTAGCAGGAAGTATGGTGCGATTAGTTTTTCAGGAAGGTTGAAATCAGGTATATCTGCGACATTGAAGATATTGAAGAAGAGAAAGCAGGGAGAGAAGTATAATGTTAGTGATATTTGGGATTGGATGGGTTTCAGGATGGAGTTTAAGAGTATGAGAGAGATGTATGTTGCGATTGAGAAGATGAAGAGGAAGTATAAGGTAGTTGCAGAAGATGATTATTTTAATAATCCGAAAGGTATCTATATGTCTCATCATCTTATTTTAGATGTTGATGGAGAGAAAGTTGAAGTGCAGTTCAGGTTGAAAGGGTTAAATGTGATGTATGAGGTTGCTCATGTATTGTTGTATAAGGATGGAACATTAGGGGAGGAACAGAGGAAGAGAGTTGAGGAGATTTATAAGAAGTTGGTAAAGGAGTTTAAAGAATATAGAAGGTTACATTTGGAGGATAAGATTGATGAGTTAGTGGAGCATATACCTAATCCTTATATGAGGAGTTGGATTAGAAGGATGAAAGAAGAAATAAAGAGGTGAGAAAGATGGTAATGGGAGATATAAGATACACAGTTTCAGATGGGTTGTTTAGGGTTGTATTTGTTGATATATTTGATGATGAAGTTTATTTGGTGGGAGATTATGATGAAAAGGAAGAAGCATTAAAGATTGCGGAATTAATCTTTAAAGATGTTATTAAGGAGTATGAGAAAAATTTTGTAGTTGTTTATGATGATAAGGGTGAGATTGTCAGGTTGTTTGAGGTGAATAAGGATGAAACAGAAAAAGAATAAATCTGAATGGTATGCGAGAAGGATAACAGCAGAGTTAGAAAGAATATTAGATGAGTTGAAATTGAAGATAAATAGTAGAGATGATGTTGAGAGGTTGATAAGAAGATTGAAAATATTGTTAGAAAATGCGTTGAAGGAAGAGATGATTGAGCAGTTGAGAAAGATGAATAATGGAATAATAAATGAGATTAGTAGAACATTAGGAATAAAGATGAAACATGGAAAGTTAGATGAACAGTTTTTGAGGGAACAGATTTATTCTTTAGAATTTGAGGAAGTATTTAAGAAGTATGGAGATTGGTTTGTTAGGAGATTGCAAGATACGATAAATGAGGTTGTTTTGGAGAGAGGAGCAGATTGGTATCATTTAAGTAAGAGGATTAATGAGGAATTAGGAGTTGGTATAAGGAGAGCAAGGACGATAGCGAGGACAGAGTTAGCAAATATGTATAATAATCTTTTAGAGTGGAATTATAGGAAAGCAGAAAGTATTTTAGGAGAAATGAAGTATAAATGGGTTAATCCGTTAGATAGCAGAACAACAGAGTGTTGTAGAAGAATAGTTGAGAGGACGAAGAATGGAGTGTCTTTGGAAGAGTTGAAGGAAATTATTAGGGAAGAGAGTGAGAGATACTTTCCGGGATTTTACAGAGAAGATAGACCATTCCTTCCTCATTATAATTGTTATAAAGATGGATATGTTTTGACAGTTGAAGGTTGGAAAAGGTTTGAGGAATTGAAAGAAGGAGAGGAGATATGGGGAATAGATGAGAATGGTAGGTTGGTGAAGGATAAAATTTTAAGAGTTATAAGTTATAATTATAGAGGAAAGATGTATAAGATATGGAATAGATGGTTTGAAATAGAGGTAACGGAAGACCATCCATTTTTAGTTTTGTGTGATAAGAAAATTGTATATAGAGCAGAAGTAGATGAATTAAGAAAGGGAGATAGGTTAATTGTAGGTGGATTAGAGTGGGAAGGTGAAAAAGATTATGTAGAATTTGATGGTAAGAGAATTGATGGGAGATTGTTTTGTAGATTTTTAGGTTGGTATTTAGCGGAAGGTCATTATAGGGAGGAAAAATATAGAAGAACAATTTGGATAACGCAGGAAAAGGAAGAAAATTATGAAGAAATAGTTAAAGTATTAGAACAAATTTTTGGTAAGGTATGGAAGTGTAAAGGAAAAGTAGGAGTTAATATGAAAGGTTGGAATGAATTGTTTGGGTTTTTGAAAAAATTAGGCAAGAGTTATGAGAGATATATTCCTAAAGAGATTAAAAAATTAAGTAAGGAGTGTTTGGAAGAGTTAATAGATGCTTATCTTAAAGGAGATGGTTATATTAGAGAAGAGAGAGGTGGATTTGCGGGTAGGGGAAGTGTTGTTAAGAAATTATTTACAAGTAGTTTTAGATTGATGTCAGATTTAGTTGAAGTTGCATTAAAGTTAGGTTATTCAGTTAGTTTATATAAAGATAAGAGTGAAGGGAAAGAAGAAAAATTTAAAAATGGAAGTTATATAATAAAACATAGTTGTTGGAGAATAGGATTGAGGAAATCAAAAACAGCAACAGTTAAAAGGCTAAAGTTTGACGAATTTTGGTATGAAGGTAAGGTATGGGATATAGAAACAGAAAGAACAGGTAGTTTTATATATTGGAATGGGAAAGGAACTGTTTATGTGAGTAGTAATTGTAGAAGCAGGATGGTTGTAGTAGAAAAAGTTTAAATATGTAAGGAGGATTGTTTAAGTAAGGTGGTGATAAAGATGGTTGATTGGAGATGGTTAGTAAGAAAGATAAAGTGTTGGATAAGGAGAAAAGGTGTAGAGTTTGTTTGCAGTTTCATAGATGAGTTTAAAGAAGATTTGAAAGATTTAGCAGTAAAGAAATGTGAGGAGTTTGGAGAGTGTCATTCATCAATTCATAAACAGTTAGTAAGGGAGGTAGTAGATGTAGTGTTAGATGAGATAAAGGAGGAGGTAAGGAAGAGGTTAGAGAAGGGGGTATGTTGAGATGTGGAGTGTTAGGGAAGCACTGCAGAAGTTGTGGCAGATGATTTATGATGCTTTCAATTCAACAGATAAGTATTTGACAGTAGGAGTTAAAGGTTCAGTAGGTTATGAAAATTATGATGGATATGATTTCTTTAAACATGATATAATTGGAACAAGGATGAAACAGATTATAAATTACACTTCCACTTTAGGAACAAGTTCAAGTTATACAAGTGCAAGTTTTACAGCACAGGATGGTGGACAATATAACTATAAAGAGATAAGGGTGTTTTTGTATCAAGAAGGAAGCACAGATACAGATGTGATTGTTCAGCAAAGTCCAGATAATTCAAATTGGTATGATATAGATAGCAGAAATAATGGTGGAAGTGCAGTTACTACTTTTAAAGTTGATATTTATCTTCCATATGTAAGAGTTAAAGAAGTAAATAATGATGGAACAAATGCACAGTCAAAGAATGTGTTGTTTGCATATTTAGTTCCTTAAAGGAGGGAGTTAAATGATTGAGAAGTATGTGGGAGAAGATGGAAACGAGTATGAAGTTTGTAAGTGTGATAAATGCGGAGTAATTTTGTATGATAGCGGAAAGAAGATTTGGAATGGTCATGTAACAATAGAGGGGAAATATCATTATTGTTTGGATTGTTATGAAGAGGTGAAGCAAGAGTGAGTTTTGAAATAAATACTGCAAAAAAGGAATTCGTAGTTTTTGATGGAAATGATGAAATAGATACAGGAATATATGTAAGAGACCAATTTACAATTTTAGTTTATTTACAGCAAAATTACAACTGTCCTGACTTTTGGAGTAATGATACAATAGGAACACAAACATACATAGCAGGAAATCAAGGAATGGTGTTAAGATTGTTGGCAGGGAAATTTCATGTGAATGATGGAAGCGGGATTATGAAAGTAGATTTAGGTATATATAAAATCAGTAATCAAGGATTTTTCTGCGGGGCGATTTTTGATAGAATAAATGGCGTTTTGAAAGGAATTAATAATGATGGGACTGTTCATGAAACAGTTGATATGTCAGGTTATGGGAGCATAGATAACGGGAGAACAATAAAAATAGGCACGGCGGATAATTCTCCTAAAAATAGATACTTAAGAGGAAGGATTTGGTTTGTTGCTATGTGGAATAGGTCTTTAAGTGATGATGAAATTAAACAGGTATATGATTATGTTATGAAAGGAACAGCAAATATGGTAGAAGATGGATTGATTTTTTGGTATGAGGGGGATAGTTTTAATGAAGCAGAAGGAAAGTGGTATGATAAAAGTGGTAATGGAAATGATGGTAGTGTAACAGAAGGAAATCCATACAAAGGAAGTTGGTTAGGAGATGTTGGTAGTGGAGAAATAAAATATGTAGGTCAGGTGGTGGTTGGATGAAGAGTTTAGATGAATTGGTAAGGGAGCATGGAGAAATGATTAATGAGTTAAAAGAAGCAGTAGTAGAGTTGAAAGTATTGTATAAAGGACATGAAGAGAGAATGAGAAAGTTGGAAGATATAACAGAGAAGTTAGTAGATGCACAAGTAATGATAATTGAAAGCCAGAATAAGTTAGTATGGAAGATGGCAGTTGTAGTTGCAGGTATGGTAAGTGTGATAGGGACATTAGTATCAATCTTTCATTAGGAGGTGAGAAGTAATGAATGAGAATTGGGAGATAAAGGAGTGGAAGGGTGGAAAGGTAGTAGTTCCAAAGTTTGATTTGAGATGTTGTTTTTGTGGAGGGAAGATGTTGTTACATGATTTTATTTGTGTGCAGAGTAGAGGGTTTAAGCATGTAGATGTTCATGTAAAATGCAGTAATTGTGGTTGGTGGACAATTTTTGGTTTAGCAACAGATGAAAAGATATGGATGGAATTGAGAAGGAGTAAGCATCATAATAAGATATTCAGAGAAGATGTATTAGAGTTGATAGAGGATGAAGAAGTAAAAGAGAAAGTAGGAAGGAGGTTGAAGGAATGGGGGTATTGGTAAAGAAAAGTTTAAATAGTAGATATGAAATGAGTAAAGGAATGAAGGAATTATTTAGGAAAATGGAGATTGAAGATGAAGATGAGAGGTTAGTTGGAGGGTGGGTTAGTTTAGAGGTTGTTGATAAGCAGGGAGATATTATTCCTGTTGATGAGTTGGAGAGAGCGATGTTGAAGTTGATGGATAGAGGAGGATTTATCTTTTATGGACATCAGAATAAACCTGTTGGGAAAGTATTAAAGTGGGAAGTTAGGGAACATCCAGATTTGAATGTGAAAGGAGTTTATGTAATTGCTAAAATCTTTAAGGATTATAAATTAGATGATGAAGTTTGGAAGATGATAAAGGAAGGGAAGTTGAAAGGGTTTAGTGTTGGAGGAAGGAGCAATAAGATGGATTATGCGAAGGTTAAGGGGAATGGAGGAAAGAGTGTTAGGGTATTGAAGGATGTTGAGTTGAATGAGATAAGTTTGGTTAGTTCTCCTGCTAATCCTTATGCGTTGATTGAGGAAGTTAATTATTTTGCGAAGGGTGATATTATGGATGTTGAAAAGGTTGATAAGAGGTATTTGGAGGAGAGTGGAAGGTTTAAGGAAATGACTTGTCCGGATGACCCGAGTAAGAAAAGCAGATTTTGTGGTTGTGTAAGAGCGATGATGAATGATGGATATAGTTTAGATAGTGCAAAGAGGATTTGTGGATACATAAAGAGATATGTTAAAAAATCAGATGATATAGATGATGAAGAAGTTGAGAAAGAGATGATTGATTTTGTGAAGAAGAAACAGAATGAGTTTGCATATCTTCTTTTTGGGAAAGGATATAGTGAGTTGAGTGATGGATGTAAGGAGATGATAAGGGATTTGGTAGAGTATGAATTTACAGGAGATGAGTTTGCGAAAGATTATGAATTCAATAAACCAGAAGATTTGAGACCACCAAAAGAATGGTGGGAGAGATGTGTTGATGAGACAGGAAATCCAAGATTATGTGGTTGGGTATATTTTCATCATTTGAAACCAGAAAAACCGGAAAGTAAGAAAGAACCAGATGAACCACACACAAGGGAAGCAAGGAGAAGGAAGAGGAAATGGTTGGAAGAGACAGGAGGAGAAGTTGATAAAGAAGATAAAGTTTATATAGAAGTAGAAGGATTAAGAAAGGAGGTGAATGATATGGTTAGTGATGAAGAGTTTGATGCTCTTAAATCAGAAGTTAGGGAAATGAAGGAGATGTTAATGGAGATTTACAGGAAGTTTCAGAATGCAGAAGATATAGTTCCGACAGAGGAAAGGGAAGAGGAAGGTGAAGTTGCAGAAGAAGGAACAGTTGAAGAGAGTAAAGGTGTAGTTGAGAAGGAAGAGTTGAGTTCAGAGAAGAAGAAAGTTAGTATGAATGTATCGCAGAATGAACCACAACCAGCGGTGGACACAGGAATGATAGAGGGAGAAGTTGATAAGTTGAAGGGAAGGATAGAGAAGATAGAGAAGATGGTTGAGGAGATAGCAAAACAGATGAATGTAAATGTGCAGAAAGGAGAGTTTAAGAAATTCAGCACTCCGAGACCAGATATTGATGGGGTTGGAGAAATAACGAAAGATGGAAATGGGGTTGTTGATAGAGTAAGAAATATATTGAGCAGGTTAGGAGGTGGTAATTGATGAGGATGCTTACAGTTCAAGATTTGGAGTTGTTTTATACAGGAGCAGGAGGACACCCATTCCTTCCTTTGGATGAATGGTATGAAATACGAAAGGATACTCTAACTGCTTTGGATACTTCTCTTACTCCTGTGCAACAGAGATTTAATGTTGTATATGGAGCAGAAGCATGGGTGCAGTTGAATGCAGAAGCAAATGTGTTTGGAGTTCTTCCTAAACTTTCATGGAGTAAGAGTGGTTGGAGAGTAATAACTGATTGGGATACTACATATTCTAATATGGCAGTTGGAGAAACGGATACTCTACCTACTCCGACAGCAGTAAATATACAGATAGTAAAAGCAGTTCCGAAAATAGCAGTAAATACATTTGAAGTATCAGATGTTCTCCAAGCACTTTCAGAGATGAGTAATGATGATGTTTATGGTTCTATTGAAGATGTAAGGATGTTTTATGCGATAGAGCATAGAAAGTTGGTTAATCAGATGTTGATAAGGAGAGCGATTGGAGATAGTGGGTCAAATTCAGAAAGTTCTTCAGAAAAGAAATTTGAAACTCTGGATAGGATAGTTTCTTCATATTCAGAAAGTCAGATAGGTGGAACAGATGCAGTTGGTAGTGCAGTAGATGTTTATGGTTTAGATAGACATAGTGCAGAAAGTTGGGCAGATGCTTATGTAAATCATAATAATGGAACACTAAGGAGTTTAACAGATGAGTTGATAAGAACAAGTTTGCAGGAGATAAGGGAGAATGGTGGAAATACTACGGTGATAATAACAGGTTATGATACTTATGCAGAAATACAAGGTTTATATATGAATTATCTGCGATATAATCCAATGGGGGAGACACAGATACAGTTGGGTTTGAATGGTATTCAGACAGCAAAAGGTATAGATGCAGGTTTGAAGGTTGCATCTCTGTATGGTATTCCTCTTATCACAGCAGTTGATACACCTACAGAACCGAGTTCAGGTAGTTTGAGCAGGATATATATGTTGGATACTTCTAATCCAGAAGGATTTAGTTCTCCGAGGTTGGGCATAAGTATATTGAGACCTACTGAATACTTTGAAGCGAGAGACCCACTTCTACTGAATAAGTTTGTAATCAAAGGTGCTTACAGAACAGTTGGAGAGATAACTTGCAGGTTCTTCAAAGCACAGGGTAAGATAAGAGACCTTTCAGCGTAATTCTTTTTCTTTTTATTTTTGTTGTTAGTTGATGGAGGTGATAAGAAATGGGAGAGGTAGATGCAATAAAAGGTAAGAATGCGTGTCCTTTGATATATAAGGATATAGAATTTGTAGAGGAAAGTGGTTCAAGTGATGTTAGTTTAGATGCAGGAGGAACAACAGATGTGACAGTTACTCATAGTTCTATGATGATAGGAGGTGCTCCAGCGGTAAGTATTGATAATAGTAATATTACTCTTGAAGTTAAGAACATAACTAATAGTGGTTTTATAGTTACTTGTACTAATACAGATGGGTCTAATGCTCAATCTGGAACACTAACTTGGAGTAGGAAGGGGATTAATTACTCTTAATCTTTATTTTTTGATGGAGGTGGTTAAATGGTAAGGGTAAGGATGAAAAATATAAAGCATGGAATATGGAGGTATAGATGTTTATCAGGAAGGTTGTATGTATTTTATCCGAATGCATGGGTTGAGATAAAGGATGAAGATGTTGATGAAATATTAAGTATAAAAGGAGTTGAAGTTGAGAAGAAAGGGAATGAGGAGAAAGAGGAAGTTGAGGTTAAGAAGGTTGAGAAGAAGAGGAAGAAAAGAAGGAGGAAATAGTTAGATGGTTGGAGTTGATGAAAATATAAAATATTGTTCTGCGGATGAAGTTTTTAAATATTTGAAAATAACAGATTATGATACAGCAGATACGGATTTGATGGATAATATAATTGTTTGGGTTTCAAATGAGATAGATGAGTTAGCAGGTTGTAGTTGGGGTGTAAGGGAGAGTGATGAGGAGTTGCACAGTGCAGGTAGAACGGTTATCTTTTCTCTTTGGATTTTGGGTGTTCCAATATACACAAAATATTATCCGATAAAAGAATTGATTAGTTTAAAAGTTTGGAATGGAAGTAGTTATGAAGAATGGATTGGAAGTAAGCAGGAAGGAAGAACAAAAGATTATTGGGTTGATTATGAGAGGGGTATAATTTATTTAAATAATTGGTTTTTGAGAACAGGTGGTTATGAAGTTAAGGTGAAGTATAAATATGGATATGGTTATGTTGATAATAATGGGAATGTTGTTTGCACTCCAGAAGCAAAGGTAAAAAGGTTAGCGATATTAATGAGTGCAAGGGAGTTTATGTTGAGTGAGAGGTATCAGATTAGAGTTCCAGAAGGAGTAGGAGAATGGAATGTATCTTCTCAAATACAGATGATAGAGAGGGAGATTGAGAAGTTGAGGGATTGGTTGAGCAGTTTGAGAGTAATAACGGGTGGTATATCTTTATGAAGGTTAAGATTGATGAGATTGAATTGAAGGAAATTATTATGAAGATTTGTTATGAGATTGGGTTGAGAATTGAGAAGGAAGCGGTTGAGAATTTGATAAAGGGTGGAAATGTTGATACAGGAAATTTGATGAGGAGTATTCATGTTGAGGAGTTGGGGTATGAAGTTGATGTTATAGTTGACTGCAGTTATGCAGGTTATGTTGAATTTGGAACGGGAGCAAGGGAAAAATATCCTCCTTATGATGCGATAAGAGGTTGGGTTGAGAGGAAGTTGGGTTATAAAGGGAAGAAAGCAGATATAATAACATGGAAGATTATGAATGCGATAAAGAGAAGAGGAACAAAACCACATCCGTTTTTGAGACCAGCGATAGATAAAGTCATTAGTGATTTGGGATGAAAAAGTTTAAATAGATACGGTTGATAGGTTAGTTGTAAGTAAGTAGGTGAGTAGAGATGGAAGATGCAAATTGGTTAAGGGATAAGATAGCGGATAATTGGAGTTTAACAGATATAAGTCCTGTGATTGATGTTGTTTATCGCTATAAAGATATAGATGTTAGAAGAAAGGATTGGGTTTTGTTGTATGAAAGGGGAGGAGGGGTAAGAGATTTTGGATTAGGAGGAAAATATATATTGAGAGAAAATGGAGTAAGTATAGATATAAGAACAAGTGATGTGGATAAGTATTATAAGATAAAGAAGGAAGTAGAGAGGATATTGATAAGTTTGACAAATTCAAAGGATACAGTTAATGGAGTTTGGAATGTTATTTGTGTATTGAAGGTGAGAGAAACAGATTTGAGTGATAGGAGTAAAGGTTTATATAGGTGTGTGATAGATGTATCAGTTAGAAGTTGGAGGTGATAGGAAATGAAAGTTAATGGATGGATATTAAAGGAGTTTGAAAAAGATTTGGAATATAAGAATTGGTTAAGGAGGTGATTAAGAAATGGTGATATTGACTGGTGCAGATGTTGGAGTATATGTTGAAGAAGAGAGTAGTTTTGGAGGAAGTTCAGTAGATGACTCAAATTGGGAAGCAATATCATATAGCACAAGAATAGGGAGTTTAAGAGCAATACAGAATAAAGTGCAGTTATATAATTTAGGTAAGAGGTCAGTAGAAGGAATAGTAGATTTGCAGTTTGAAGGGGAAATAGAATTGTCAGGGTTGTTATCAAGTAAGAAAGTTCTTTATTTTATAGATAATAATCCATCAGTAGCAACAGATAGTCCAGCAACAGGTTATCAGACAACAACATTTTTAGCATCTGCAGGAAATTGTGGAAGTTTTGGGGTTTTAGTAAATAATTATAGTGGTAGTGGAAATTATGCTTTGTTTAAAGGATATGTTGTAGATGAGTTTTCATTAGCATGTAGAGTAAATGAAGTTCCAGAGTTTAGGGTAAGAGGATTTTATAAAAATTTTGAAACAGGGTCAGCAAGTGCAACGACAACAGAAGTGACGTATTCAGATATGTGGACATTTACAGATATAGGAATAACAATAGGAGGTGATAATGTAGATGTGGTTAGTGGTTTTGATTTGTCATTGAGATTAAATAGGGAAGGAATAAGAAAGTTAGGTAGTAGATATATAGAAGGGAAGGTAAGTAAGAATATAGAAGTTTCATTTAGTATGGAGATACCAGCAGGAGGAGGAGGCAATTATGCTTTTAAGAAGATTGAAACAGGATGGACAGGAGATATAGAGGTTAAGATTGGAGATTATACAGCAGGAGAGACACAGTATATTTTCAAGTTATTAGATGCAGAATTAAGAGATGTAGGAGAAAGTATAAGTGCAACAGATATAATAAATGAGAGATACAGTTTTATAGGTAAAGATTTGCAGATAGAATTTATTGAAGAAAAGCCAGAGGTGATGTGAGTGAGTAAGTTAGAAGTAGAATGGGAAGGTAAGAAGATAGTGTTGAGAAGGTTGAAGTGGAAAGAATATAAAGAAATATTGAGACAATGTGTAAGGTTTAAACAGTTAAAGAATGGAGAAGTGATACAGGATATAGATTATATAAAGATGAGAGAATTGATGTTGTTGAAGAGCATAGACGAAAGTAGTGAAGTAAAGATTACAGAAGAGAACATAGATACTTTTGATGCAAATTTGATATGGAGTTTAATGGAATTGGTAGATGAATTTAATGGATTTTTTCAAGGGAAACAGTATGAAGTTGGTAAGCAGTAGAGAAGTAGAAGCATGGGCTGTAGAATATAGTATGGTGAGGTCAGGATTATCATTAAATATAGATGAGTTAGAGGTTGCAGAGTTGTTAGTGTGGATGAAGTGGATGGAAATAGAAAATAAGGAAATAGAGAAGGAGATGAGAAGGTGGCAGAAGAATTTGTATTGAAAGTTAAGTTAGTTCCAGAAGGAAGAGAATTTGAGACAGGATTAGAGAAAAGTATAAAGAGAACAGTAAAAAGAACAAGTAAAGACAGAGATGTTGTTAGTGGAATTACAAATATGTTTACAAATGCTTTCAGGCAGTTAGGGGGAGGTTTAGGAGGAGCAGTAGCAAATGTAATGGAAAAAGGACAAGGATTATTACAGTTTTTAATGAAAGGAGGAAGAGGAGGAAGAATGGGAGCAGTAGCAGGAGTAGGAGCAGTTGCAGGGGGAGTAGCAGGAGTAGTTATTGCGTTAGTAGGAGCAATAAAGGATTTGTTAATGAAGATATTTAATGTATTAGTAAGTTCAAGTGGTATTTTGAGAAATTCTTTGAAGATTTTGAAACAAAGTTTTATGTTAGCATTAAAGCCATTAGCAGATACAGTAGGTTTAGTATTGTTACCTATTGCAATCTTTTTTATGAGTTTGTTTTCAGAATTCTATAAGTTATTTGGAGAAAGTTTTTTGAAAAAGTTTGTAGGTTTAATAAAAAAAGTAGTAAGAGTTGCAGTGTTATTAGGAAAGATAATTGCATTATTTATAGCATTTAGAAATCCTTTAAGAGTTGGAGTAGAGTTGTTGAGAAGGTTGAATAATTTAGTTGTAGGAGTAGCAAGTTTAGTTATTGATACATTTAAGAAAGAAATTAAAGGAGTTGTAGATATAATTAGTAGAGGAGTTGGATGGATTACTGATAGTATTGGAGGATTTATTAGTAATGTAGTTAGTGCAATTTTTGGTTTACCAAGTATGATTGTTGAAGGAATAAGAAGTTTCATGGATATGATTATTAAGGGAATTAAGAATTTACCAAGTTTGATTATTGAAGGATTGAAAGGAGTTATAAGTAGTATTTCTAATCTTTTAGGATTTCAGGTTGGAGGTTTTGTAGAAAGGACAGGGATATATAAGTTACATGCAGGAGAAAGAGTTTTAACGAATGCAGAGAGACAGTTGTTAGATATTGTAAAGAGAAAAGGAAGCAATGTTTTTAATATTTATATGAACTTTGAAGGAGTATCAGCAAGGGATAAGTATGAGATAGCAGAAGAAGTGAGAAGGGTGTTGAGAGATTTAATGTTAAGAAAAGAGATAGGTGAAGTGACTGAATGGGAGTGGAATTGGTAAGGAGGTAGGGGGATGGTATATTTAGTAAATCAAGATGGGTTAGAGTATCATTTTAAGAATTTAGATATAGTAGATTGGAATGTAAGTACAAATGCTTATGTAATGCCAATTGTAGAGATGAATGAAGGATTTGTGTTTAACTTGGGAGGAAGAACATTTATAATGAGAATTGATTGGGTAATAAAAGATGAAAGTGATGATGTAAGCAATGGAACATATTCATCAGTAGTAAAGACAAAAGCGGAGCAGATAAAGTATTTAGAAGAAAATTTTGTTACATCAGAAATAGATTTAAAAGTAACAGTGAAATTAGATGAAATAGGATTAAGTTATAGTGGGATACCAAAGAGGTTTAGTGCAAGATGGAGAGCAGGAGAAGAAGTTGTTGATGCAAGTATAGAGTTGATAATAGGAAATGTAATTTTAGGGTGAGATAGATGGCAAAGATTTATGTTGAAATAGATAATGGCACAGGGTGGAGGGAAATAAATTTTGGAAGTTTTGAAATAAGAGAAATTTTAGAAGGAATTGATTATTTAGGAATAAAGATATCATTGAAAGAAGAGATAAACATAGATGATAAGATAAGGTTGAGATTTGTTGATAGCAGTGGAAATAGTAAGTGTTTATTTGAGGGAAAAGTAGTTGGAATAGATGAAGAAGTTTATTATAAAAAAATTGAAGCATATTCATATCTTTATGAAGTAAGGAATAAGTATTTAGAGAAATATGAGGTTGAGTATGCAGATGTTGTTAGTGATGTTTTGAATGGTAGTAGTTTAGTTTTGCAGAATGCAGAAGCAATAAGGTTTTCAATAGATTATAAAGTAAAAGGATATGGAATAGATTTATTGAGAATTGGTCATTGTTTGGGAAGACATGTTCATGTAGTTGATAACGGAACAGATAAGTATGATGTATGGGTAGATGATGTTCATGATGCTTATTATAAAGAAAGTGCATATGAACCAATCTTTTTAGAAGAAGGGAAAGATTTTTTTGTGATGAAAAGATATGTGAGTAAGAGATTAGATTATAATGATTATTTTATTGATGGAAAAAGAGAGTATTTTGAAACTACAGAAGAAGGTTCAGATACAGCAGATAGTAATGGGGAAATAACAGTTGATATTAGCATTAAAATTAATAGTGTATTTTCAGTTAAAGTTTCTACAGATGGAGAGAATTATACAGATGCAGATTATAGTGTTGATTATGATAATGGAGTAGTTGTTATAAAAGGTTTGAATTCAGGAACACAGTATTATTATAAGATAGATTACAGTTATGTTAAACAGACAGATGGGAGATTATTTGAAATAAGGGATATTATAAAAAGGAACAAAGTCAGCAGGAAAGATTTAGTTATGAGATGGTTAGTTGGAGGATTTATGGATAGTATTGAGTTTGAGAAAAATATAGATGAAGTAAGTTATAAAATTGGAGTAAATATTCAGTTATTGAAAGATTTAGATATTGGAAAGTTGGTAAGATTAAAGTTTTGTGATGGTAGAGTTTCAGAGTTGTTTTTTGTAAGGAAGATGGAGTTTTCAGTAGATGGATTATATGTTGAATTAGGAAATGTTGTGAAAAATGAATTGAAAAATGTATTTGCAGAACCAGAGAGTTATGAGAGAATAAATTATGTGAAAGATATAAGAGCATGTGTTAATGATGTGTATAATCTTCATTTGTATGATTTTGCGGTTGTTTTAGGAGAAAAGTATAATAATGGAAAATTTGTATTAGGAACAAATGTGTTAGGAGATAGTTTAGGATTTGGAGAAAGGGAAGTAGTAAGAAAGATTGGTAATCAATGGTTAGATATTGATGTAGTTGATTTGAGTGGAAATGGTATTCATGCAGTTCAAGATGGAGAAATGTATAAAAGTATAGGATATTTAAAAGTTTTAAAAAGATATGGTATAAATTTTGCATTTAAGTATGAAGGATTGCAATTAGAAAGTAAAGATTTGTTAGTAGTGGAAAATGAAAGTGGAGAGATAGTTTTTAAGTGTAGATTTGTTTATGATGATGTAAATAGTCAGACAGGAATAGATTTTGAAATGAAAGATGGAACTGCAAGTTATTCTTTTGATAATTTAACAGGA